TGGTGTTGTTTGGGCTACGTTTACTAACCAAACAGGAAGTTCTACATTTGATAGATCAGATTTTCCAAATGCTATGGACGAGGGAAGTTATACAATTACTATTGAAGTAACGTCTCAAATAATATTTTCAAGTATAACTTGGAATTTAGCAGGTGTTTTAAATGGTACAGCTTGGACTAATCAATATATATTAGCTCCAACAGGTGGTTTTCAAGCTAATGCAACATTTGAATTTATAATACAACAACAAATACCAGATATTAAAATTTTAGATTTTTTAACAGGTATATTTAAGATGTTTAATCTTACTGCTTATTATGTTAGTAATGCTCAAGACTCTGACTATGGTAAAATAAAAGTCCAAAGATTATCAGAGTTTTATGCAGATGGAACGACTTATGATATAAGCGAATATGTAAACACTAATAAAAGCCAAGTTAACGTAGCTTTACCATATAAAGAAATAGATTTTGGTTATGAGGGAACAGGAACTTTACTTGCTTTACAATACGAACAATTAATTGGCAAAAAATGGGGAGCAGAACAATTTATCGGAAATGAAACAATAGGTAATAATTTTACAAGTCCAAATCCTACTTATAAAGTCGCTATACCTTTTGAGCATATGCAGTTTGAAAGATTAATAGATTCAGCAGCAAATGTTTCTTATCCAAATGACAGAACTACAATACAATATGGTTATTTTGTTGACGATAATCAAGATGCTTATATAGGTAAACCTTTATTGTTTTATCCTATACAACAAACAGGTAGTGGAACAACCTCTATAGGATTTTTAAATAATTTATCAGGAAATTCAGGTGCAGTAAGTGAATTAGATACTTATTTTATACCAAGCAATAGTTTAAGCACATCATCATCAACAAGCAAGATTAATATTAATTTCTTTCCTGAATCAAATGAATATGGTTCACAATCGAATCCTGTTGATAATGATTTTACAGATACTTTATTTAATAAAAATTATTTTAATTATATACAAGACATTTTTAATGGTAAAAGAAGATTAATAAAAATAGAAGCAAATCTTCCTTTAAATATTATTAAAAATATCAAAATGAATGATAGGGTTACTATTAATAATCAAGATTATACTTTAAACACTTTACAAACAAATCTTATAACTGGCAAAAGCAGTTTAGAAATATTAAATGAATTAGAAGCAGATAGTTTTCCTATAAATATGTATTATAGTGCAACAGGTACTTCTTGTTCAAGTGACTCAAATAGAACTTTAGTTACAGTTTATTCTACTTCTGCAAGTATAACTTTTGGAACTCAAAATGTAGTTGAAACAATAGGAGATTTATATAAAGATAAACAACTTACTGTTTATGCAGATTCTGGGAATTATAGTAATGTAGGAGGTAGTAAATATGACAAATGGAATAAAATAGGTTATACACCTACAGCACCTTCTTTATTATTAGAGGGCTGGTGGCAATCAGAATACGAAAATGCTACAGGAGAATATCCTAAAGGGTGTGGTTCTTAAAATAAAATTATGATAAAAAATATATTAGAGTTATTAAAGATCGTAGACGGAGAAACAGAAACAATTAGAATTGCACAAGGCAAATATAAATTAGCTGAAACCTTTAAAGAAGGATTTAAACAAATTAAAAAAGAAATAAAATGGCAGAAGTAATACAAGTCCAATTAGATATAGAAACTAAAAAAGCAGAAAAAGGTGTAGATAACCTAACTGATGAAATAGTTAATCTTAATAAAGAGGTTAAAAAAGGAAATGAAGAAACTGCAAAAGGTTTAAAAGGTGTTGAAAAAGCATCTGATAAAACTGCTGGAGGTGTTAAGAAAATTGGTGGAGCATTAAAAGCTGTAGGTATAGGACTTGTAGTTGCTGCTTTTGCAAAGTTTACAGAAGTTCTAAACGAAAACCAAAAGGTAGCAGACTTTTTTTCTATTACATTTGAAACATTATCATTAGCTTTTAATGATTTTTTCAATTTTATATTTGACAATACTGAAGGCATTAAAAATTTCTTTAAAGCAGCTTTTGATGACCCTATACAAAATATGATTGATTTTGGTGTTGCTATTAAAAACAATATAATTGAAAGAATACAATCTTCTATAGATACATTAGGGTTTTTAGCAGAAGCAGTAATGAAAGTATTTAAAGGAGACTTTGCAGGTGCATTAGATTCAGCTAAAAATGCAGGTAAAGAATTAGTAGATGTTGTTACAGGTGTTGACGATTCATTTGACAAAACAGTAGAGGTAGTAGACAAAGTTGTTACTGCTACTACAAATTATGTAAAAGAAACTGTTGAAGCTGCAACTGCAAATGTTAATCTTGCTAAAACAGCAGAATTGGCAGCAGTAAAAAATCAAGGATTAATTGAGAAGTATGACTTACAAGCAGAAACATTAAGACAAGTAAGAGATGAAGAAAGAAATACTATAGCTGAAAGAAAGAAAGCCAATGATGAATTGAACGCTGTATTAGATGAACAAGAAAAAGCAATGTTAGCTAATGCAAATGCCATACTTGCTGCAGCTCAAGCACAATTTGATAAAAACGATAGTGACCAAAATCAGATAGCATTAATAGAAGCACAAAATGAATTGTTAGCAGTACAGGCTACTGTTGCAGGTTTTAGATCAGAACAAAAAGCAAATGATTTAGCATTAGACAGAGAACAGAAAGAATTAAATCAATCTATAAGTGATGCAGAAGCAGAAAGAAATAAAGCACAATCTGAATTTACAGCAGAACAAATAGAAAACGATTATTTAAGATTACAGGCTCAATTAGATATTGCACAAAAAGAAGGGGAAGCTAACAACGAACTATTAGCATATCAACAAGAAAATGCAAATCAACAAGTAGCAATAGAAAAAGATTTAAATAAATCAAAAAAAGAATTAACTACACAAGCCTTAACAGATATTGCTACTATCGTAGGTAAAAACTCAAAGTTTGGTAAAGCTATAGCAATAGTACAAGCTATTAGAGATACTTATGCAGGTGCTACAAAGGCATTAGCTCAAGGAGGTATATTTGGATTTATTGGTTTAGAGATACTTATGCAGGTGCTACAAAGGCATTAGCACAAGGAGGTATATTTGGATTTATTGGTGCAGCAGCAATTACTGCAGCAGGTATTGCAAACATAAAAACAATAACATCAACACCAGACCCAACACCTCCAGCAGGAGCATCAGCAGGTGGTGGTTCTCCTGTTCCTCCAACACCAGCAACACCTCCTGCATTTAATGTAGTAGGTCAAGGAGCAACAAGTCAGTTAGCAGATGCATTAGGAACACAAGCACAAGAACCAGTCAGAGCATACGTTGTAAGTAATGATGTAACGACTGCACAAGGGCTTGAAAGAAATATTGTAGAAGGAGCAACAATATAAATGCAAAATTTTTAATTAATAACGTTATATAAAATATGAAGATAGTTGAATTGATACTTGACGAAAATCAAGAAGAATCTGGAATCGAAGCAATATCCATAGTTGAAAGATAAAGAAAAAAAGATATTAATGGGAGCTTTGTTAATACCAAACAAGCCTATATATCGAAATAATGGAGAAGATGAATATTATATATACTTCTCTAAAGATACGGTATTGAAAGCATCCCAAATGTATTTGACAAAAGGTAATCAAAACAATTCAACATTAGAACACCAACATTCATTAAGTGGTTTAAGTTTAGTAGAATCTTGGCTTGTTGAAGATGAAGTACACGACAAGTCCAGAAAGTATGGTATGAATGTACCTGTAGGAACTTGGATGGGAGCTGTAAAAGTCAACAATGATGAAGTCTGGAATGACTATGTAAAAACAGGTAAAGTAAAAGGGTTTTCAATAGAAGGCTACTTTGCAGATAAAATGGAACGACCTAAAGATTCCGTTGGTTTATCAGAAGATAAAGAAGCTAATGATCTTATAGAAAAAATAAAAGATATTTTAACTAATGCCTAAAAAAGAATTTTTTCCAAGTTATACAAGTCCTAAAGGTTCAAGACGTGCTTGTTTATGTAAAGACAAAAATACTTATTCAAGAAAATGTTGTGATGGCTCTTTATGGGCGCAAGGCATAGGAGTTATATCAAGAACAATATGAAAATGCAAAAAAATTAATTAACCACGTTATATATATAATTATGAAATCAACTGAAATGTTAAACCAAATCAAGACGCTTCTAAATATAGAAGTTAAACTTGAAGAACAAAAACTTGAGAACGGTACTCGTGTAGAAGCAGAGTCGTTTGAAAAAGGTAAAGAGATATTCATTCTTACAGATGACGAAAAAGTTGCTATGCCAGTAGGAGAATACCTACTTGAAGATGGCAGACTTATAGTTGTTGCAGAAGAAGGAATTATTGATGACGTTAGAGAAGTATCTGACGAAGTTCCACAAAAGGAAGAAGAATCTAAAGATGAAACCGAAGATTTAGAAAAAGAAGAAGAACTTGTAGATGACGGAGAAGAAGCTGCAGTAGATGACTGGGCAGGAATGGAAAAAAGAATTAAAAATCTTGAAGATGCTATTGCTGATCTTAAATCTAAAGTCGGAGAAAAAAATATGGAAGAAGAAGTTGAAATGGAAGAAGAAGTTTCAAGACAACCTAAATCCAGAACAGTTAAAGAAGAATTTAATGAGCAATTAAAGGAAGAATTATCACAACCTGCTGCTGCTCCAATTAAACATAATCCTGAATCAGGAAACGCAAAAAAAGAACATTTTAGAATTTCGCCAAATAGAAAGCCTTCTACAATGGACTATATATTAAATCAATTAAATAAATAAAAATAAATAATTATGCCACAACCAACTATTACTACTACTTATGCTGGAGAATTTGCAGGTAAGTACATTGCTGCTGCTCTTTTGAGTGGTAACACATTAAGTCAGGGTGCTATCGAAATTAAGCCTAACATTAAGTTCAAAGAAGTTATGAAAAAAGTTGTTACTTCTGGTTTAATTACAGATGACTCGTGTGACTTCACATCTGCTGGTTCTGTAACACTTACAGAAAGAATTATCCAGCCAGAACAATTTCAAGTAAATCTTGAATTATGTAAAACACCTTTTGAATCAGACTGGGGAGCTGTATCTATGGGCTATTCTGCTTTTGATAACCTACCTCCTGATTTTTCAAGTTTCTTAATTGCTCACGTTGCAGAACAAGTATCTGCTTCAACAGAAAACAATATCTGGCAAGGAAATCTTGGTGGTGCTGTAGCTGGAGAATTTGATGGATTCACAACTTTAGCTGCTGCTGACGGAGATGTTATTGATGTTGCTGCTGTAGGTGGTGGTGTTAATTCTGGAAACGTAATTGCTGAACTTGGAAAAATCGTTGATGCAATTCCATCTACTTTATATGGTAAAGATGATTTACACATCTACGTTTCACAAAACATTGCTAAAGCCTATGTAAGAGCTTTAGGTGGATATGCTGCTATAACTAACGTTGCAGGAACTGAAAATGTAGGTTCTGTAGGAGCAAATGGTATTGACAACAGAGGTACACTTTGGTATGCTGGAGGAGAAAATCTTTCTATTGACGGTGTGAAAATCTTTGTTGCTAATGGTTTACCAAACAATTATGCAATGGCTGCTCAAAGAAGTAACCTTTACTTTGGAACTGGATTAATGTCTGACTACAATCTTGTAAAATTGATTGATATGGCAGATATTGACGGAAGTAAAAACGTAAGAGTTATTATGAGATTTACTGCTGGAGTACAATACGGAATTGGAAGCGAGATCGTTCTTTATTCTTAATAAATTAAATTAACCAAAAATAAGGGTAGGTGGGGATAACCTACTTACCCTTTTTTTATAAAATAAAATATAAACTATGGCTTGTACATTAAACACAGGGAGAAAGTTACCTTGTAAAAGTGCCTTCGGTGGCATAAAAACAGTTTGGTTTGGAGACTTCGGAGGTATTACTGGTGTAACTGTAGATTCTACTACAAAACAAGTAACAACTATCGCAGGAACACAACCTGACTGGTATCAATTTGATGTAAAGGGTAATTCTTCACTTGAAACTACTGTAACAAGTTCAAGAGAAAATGGAACTACTTTTTATACACAAACATTAAATTTAACACTAACATTCCTTGATGCTAAAACTCAAGCAGAATTACAACAGATTGCAGTTGCAAGACCTTATGTTGTTGTTGAAGATTATTACGGAAATCAATTCTTATGTGGACTTGAAAACGGAATGGAGTTTGTTTCAGGAACAGTAGTTTCTGGAGCTGCAGCAGGAGATTTATCAGGATTCACTTTAGTAATGGAAGGTCAAGAAGAATTAGCTCCTTACTTTTTAGATTCAGGATTAATTGTTGCAGACGCAACACAAATTGAACCTAACTAATATTTATTGATATTAAATTAAGAGCATCCTTCGGGGTGCTTTTTTTTTGCTTTAACATTTTCACAAAATAACTTATTTATTACGTTATATATAAAATGATTGTATTAAAGAC